TATACTCGGACGACTACGGTCTACCTTTGGTGGCAGCCAGGGGGGATCTGATGACTTTTTTGCGAGTGGGGCTAGTGTGCTCGTCGCTTGTGTCAGGAACTGCAGTGCGGTTGCATGTGTTGCTTCCGCGGTGGGTAGTGTTGTCGCTGCGCGTGGTGGGAAGCGTTCGCTCGGGGCTGTTGGGGCCCTTTGTAGCGTTGCTGCGGGAGCTTTGTCGGTTGTTGCTGACGTGCTTATGGACCATCAAGAGCGTGGCGAAGAGAGCCGCTTGAAGTGTGAGCGGTGGGTCCTAAGTCGTGGTGATATCGTGGATAAGCGGGTGCATGAGGTTGCTGCCGATATGGATGCTTGGGGGTTTGTGGACACCAAGATCCAGGTTACGGCGGAAGTCTCGGACCTCGTTAATAACTACGCATTTGGGAAGATGCGTAGTATGGAGGGTCAGGCTGATATGCTCCGTGTTGCTGAGGCAGTATGGAAGCAGGAGGATAAGTCGGTTGCAACAATGCTCATGCTGAAGGGCATGGCTGTTGCGGTGTACTGGACTGTCCCCGAGGCCGAGGTTCGCGCATTGCGGTATGGTGTCGAGGGTTCCAATGTGGGTTGGACTCGGCAGTATAACCGTTTGCGGGACGTTGCTCCCCATATTCCACGATAGGAACTCCGCAGACCGTGTGTGTGTTGCAAGGATTCGGTTGTAGCTAAACCGATTGATCCGGATAGTGTTGTTGGTGTGGTGTCTTGGGCAGCGGATTGTGACCGGGTTAGTGATTACCAGGTCTTGTGTCCAATGCCTTTTGCGACCCATTATCAGGTGCAGAATGATTGTCAGCATAACCAGTATTTGGCGGCCGTTAATCGGGTAGCCTGTGCTTGGGTACAGCCCACTAAGAGGGGGTTGAGCGGTTTGAAGCAGATTGGGTGTGACCTTGTCCGTTATTTAGGACAGAGGACACCCATTGGCTTTGAGGTGTGGGGTGCGAAATATACTGGGCAAAAGAGGGCCCGGTATTTGCGTGCCATTGACTCGTTGCGGGTCAGACCTATATCCGCTAAAGATGCTGTCATTCAGGCGTTTGTTAAGCTTGAGAAGCTGGCTGACGTCCACAAGGACCCAAGGATGATTCAGGCTCGTGGTGCTCGCTTCAATGTTGAGGTGGGTAATTACCTCAAGGCCTTTGAGCATGATTTGTATGGCGTGCGCGGCTCTGGGCCCATGGCTAAGTGGTTTCCGCCTGGCCGGGCCATTGTGAAGGGGATGAACCCCGTGGCCCGTGGTGCTCTTATCGAGCAGCATTGGGCTTCGCTGCGCCACCCTGTGCAGTTGGCACTGGATTGCTCAAGGTTTGATGGGCATGTGTCTGAGCAGGTGTTGCGGTTTGAGCATGGAGTCTACGAGGCTCTGTTCAATTATGATCCGTATTTACGGTCGTTGCTTGCGCGACAGCGGTACAACGTTTGCTATACCCGGAGTGGGTTGCGCTACGTTGTTCGCGGCAGGCGTATGAGTGGCGACATGAACACTGCTTTGGGGAATTGTGTTCTGATGATCTGTATGATGGGTGTTGCAATGCGACGCCTGGGGTTGAGACCCAGCCAGTGGCGCATGGCGGATGATGGGGATGACTGTTGTGTAATGGTTGAGGCCGACGTTGCTGACATGGTTGCTTTGCAGCTTCCGGTCGTGTTTCGTGAGTTTGGACAGGAGTTGAAGATTGAATCTGTTGCCAGGACGTTGGGCACGGTCAGCTTGTGTGGAGCTCGACCGGTGCGGGTCTGTGGGCAGCGGGTCATGGTACTCCATCCTAAGCGAGTAATCGGGAAGACAAGGCTCGGTATAAAGAGTAGGTCTGAGAAGTTTATCGCTGATTACGTGAGCACGGTTGGTGTTGGCTTGTTGGCTTTGCACAGTGGTGTGCCTGTCTTGCAATCACACGCTCTAGCGTTAAGGCGCGCTAGTAAAACTCCGCTTAGGGAATTGCCAGGTGCTTACCTTTATCGGTTGGCATATTTGGCGGACCCGTACGCTGTCGTCGCGCGCCCCGTGACCTTGGAAGCTAGGTTGGACTTCGCAGTCAGCTTTGGAGTGGATATATCTGCCCAGCTGGAGCTAGAGGCTTGGTTTGACCTGCTCACCCGAGAGCAGATACTAGGGTTGGCACCGCCCCGTGAGGTGCCGGGAGACAAATACGATGGTGAAAACTAAAGTTTTGTCCCCGGCCGCTGGCAGGCGGAGGGGTCGTAAGATGGCAGCGTTGGTTAAGCAGGTTGAGAAGATGGTTGTTGCACCCGCAGTTCCAGGTCAGGGAACTAGTCGGGGTGCACGGCGTAGAAGGGCTCAAGGCCGTATGGGGCCTATGGAGTATGTTGAGGCACCCGTTGCTCTGGGTGTTAGGCGTGTTAATCCGGTAGCTCGTGTGAGTGGCACCGGGAATGTAGTGGTTGTTCAGCACCGTGAGTATGTGGCCGATGTTATCGGTTCAATTCCGTACTCTGTGTTAGGATATGCCGTTAATCCCGGTGTTAGCACGACTTTCCCCTGGTTGTCAGTTTTGGCGCGAAACTTTGAGAAGTATCGGTTTCGTCGCCTTGACTTTTGCTTTGAGAGTAGTGTAGCTACTACTGCTGCGGGTGTTGTGTTGTCGGCCATTGATTTGGACGCTAACGACCCTGCTCCGCCGTCTAAGCAGGTGATAATGGCATACCAAGGCGCATCGCGGTCCAATGTTTGGATGGAGAGTTGTACGAGATTGCCTGAGATGCAGCCCGAGCTTTATGTGCGGACAGCTACCGCGCCAGCGAGTACCGACATCAAGACTTATGATGCCGGCAACTTGTGGTTGGCGGTTCAGGGTACAATTGATAGTACCTCTGCGATTGGCGAGCTTTATGTGGATTACGTGGTTGAGTTACACGTGCCACAGTTGGCTGCAGTTGCTAATAATCCGGCTTTGAGTGTGACGAACACCCTGATTAGTTTCTTGGGTGCCACCTTTGCTGGGGCTGCTCCGTATGTTTTGGGGGTGAATAACTTCCAACTCGGGTTTCTACTGCCGTTGAATGCTCGCATTCTCATTACGACCACGGTCGTTGGGACTACGCCTGGTACTGGGGCTACCGTTTCGGTTGCCACTGCCGCGTCGTACCCTGGGAATGCTGGTGTCCTGATAGGTAGTGTGACGCCTAGTGCATCAACAGTTGTTTCACAGTTTGTATTTCAGGTGACTGGAGTCACTACCGGTGGGGGTGGTTTGCCTACTGGGTACTTTTATGTGAATATTGCTCCTGGCACCATAGGTGGTGTGATTGAGTTCTTTTTGGACGCTGTTGCTTGGCAGACTGGACTTGCTTTTCCGTAATGGTTAAATGGTAGCTTGCCTTAATTGGCTGGCGAAATTGCACCGGATGACACCGTGATGCAGTGGCATGTAATGGGCTGGGGTTACCCGGAGCTTCACCGCGTACGTAATAGGCGCGGCACCTCGCAGGGGAACCAGTTCTTAAGTGTCGCTGATAGCGAAGAGTGGAGGGGGCGGAGTAATGTGGAGTAGCGCGAGCGAAACCACGCCCTACGTCGGGTAGCTCCCGGCGGTGTTGACAGTTCTGCCAAACTGTCTTCATCCACTGCCAGACTGCATGGGTAGCTGAAATATTGCGATGACCTAGGTGGACTGGT